ACCTTGTCCCTGAACTCCGGAATGATGGAGTCGTGTGCAGCCACCATCGTATAACGTGTGAACAGAGTGTTGAAGTCATCGTTGTAGGTATCACATACCAATGCGGACGATATGGCGTAAGACTTGCCGGAGCCTCGACCCCCGGTCACTATCTTGTACCTCGTCCTTGCCTTACGGAATAACGGCTTGTACTTGGCGTTGTATGATACCTTCTGACTACTCATCCTCTCCGTCATCAAACACGATCTTCGGCTTCTCGCTCTCCCTTACATTGACATTGATTTCCATTTCTCCAAGTATCTCGGTCATTATCTTCAATGCCTTTGCCGATGGCTTGTCAAAGACGTTCTTTACCACTGCAGCCACGATTGCCTCCTGCTTGGTCACTCCGCTTCCCTTCGCTGTCTCCTTGCTCAGTTCCTCCATGAGGGTTTCACGCAGGAGTTTTCTTCTGCGCCTTGATTCTCCACTTGCCACTCCTCCATCATGGGCTACATCCGCCTGTTTCCCGCCTGTTTCGAACCTCCGCCCCTCGGTGTTCCCTTTCACAAACCTGCCCTTTGCATCTCGTTTCCTACCTTCGTCCATATCTCTCTCGTTTTGAATTTGCACCCCTGCCGGAGGTCAGTCCGACAAGGGCGTGATTTGGCTAATACAGGCCCCATTCAGCGAACTTCTCGAAGCCACCGAGGGATTGTATATACTCGCGTGCAATCTCCACGATTTCCGCGTATGGTCGGCCATCTATCGTATCGTCACCAATAGCGCAGCAGAACTGCTGAACCTCTCCGCTTGCCTGCGCCTTGAGGAACGCATAGATGTTCACCGATACATCTGCCTTACTCAAGTCCTTGCCATGCAGACCGCCACCCGTCACACTCTGTGCCATATCGCTTCCGAGCTTGCGGTTGGTTGCTCCTGCATCCACATCAGAACCACCCGTCCAATCTCCAAGCGGATTCACAACGACATCCTTATACTTCGGATAATGACTCTTAATGATTCCTCTGACATCGGATGAATCAGCGTTGCTCTGGCAGACAATAAGTCTTTCGCCATCCGCAATGTGCTTTCCATCGGTCGGGAAAGCGATGTATAACGCCTTTGCAAGAGTTGACAAGTCGTATTCTTCCCTTGTCAGCGGAACACCCTTGAATATGCCGTTGTCACCACATCGCACCTGCTCTGATTGATTCCTTGCGAGGTGCTTGTCCTGCGGAACGACCACAAGGTTGAGTTCCAGGTCTCCGGCGATGCGCTGCACGATAGCGCGCACCTCCTTCGGTGCGAAGTTCTCGCTTGACTCGATGATGATTGTACATTCCCCATGTCCAAGCAGTACCTCGACTGCACACTTGGGATTCTCGTTCTTCTTGTACGCAAGGTCAACGATTGCGCCTGCGATCCTGTCCGCGACCTTGTCGGGATGGGATGGATTTACTTTTTCTATCATAGGTTATTCTGGAATTAATGCTTTTGCTGCGCCCTTACTTGCCATATGCTCCATAACATTCTCAAATGAAAGACCTGCATAAAACTTTCTGTTCAAAGTGTCTTGATTTATAGCAAGAAAACATCGTGTATTACCTTTTACTTTCTGACTTTTTGAAAACACATAGTTCTCTGGATCGTACAATTTGTGATTCAAGTTACCAGTATTCGGTTGCCAACCTAAACCATCTATGCCACAACAACAAAGTGAATCCCCCATCGCCCGAAGCCTATTTTCGCCGGAATAGAACTTCATACCAAGCCGATGAAGTTTATCTCTGAATATCTCAAAATGCTTTCTTAAAACATCAACCGGATAAACGAAGTCCCCCTGTAATTTTATCGTACCCGGCTTCTTTATTGTGTACTTCATGCCTTCAAAGATTACTCCTGCCCCCCCCACTTCATGAAACAAGTCAATGCTTCGCAATACGTCTTTGAAAACAGCTGGAGTATAAGGCTGCACTCGGAAATTAACCCGCTTAAATGGTGATATCTTCCTCGCTGCTTCCAGCCTTTCTTCAAAAGAAGACGCACCTCTTTCCAACGCATCATAACGGCCACAAACGGCAGAGAACTGGACCACGCAATTACATTGTTTTATCAAGGACAGGTACGGCTCTTTACTTATCAAATCTGACTTTGTCGAAACAATGAAAGGGTATTGCGTTTCTGCGAAAACCCGCAGGGCTTCGAGGCTTCTTCCCCTTTCCAACTCGGCAGGTTGAAAAGGGTCTGACATTCCTCCCCAATGCAAAGGGATGTCCCAATCACACCAATTTGTCTCTTGAGTTCTCTGGCCAGAGATAAACTTTTTCAACACATCAACCGATTCCCCGTTAGATACATCAAGGGTATTCTTACGCTTGACGAAACAGTACACACAGTTATGAGAGCAGCCCTCATAGGTATCAAACCTAATAGGGACATCACACAAGATTACTTGCGATCCACATCTTGGCATAATTCAACAATTTTTGAGGTTAATAATCCTTTCCCATTCTCGTCAATATATGCCTCAATAACATCTCTATCTGCGATAGGGAACATAAATGTTATTCCGAACTCACCGACCGCGTTCTCTATTTCCTCTTTTGACATCTTGCCATTCAAATCAAGATCAAGATCGAGGTTTACATCCTTCGTATCCCACGCCGGCACTCCCCAATCAGCAAGCGGAAGGTCATCCCATTCGTTGGCAAGCATATCGTAGTCCCAGCTTCCGAAGCTACCATTATCTTTGATGACAATCTCACGCAACTTCTCCATCGGAGTATCCTCCGGCATCACCATACAAGGCGCATCCACCGCATTCATTTCACGCAAGGCTGAGAAGCGCATATTACCGCCTAAAATGACATATTTCCCTGCGTATGGCCACACTATAAGGCCACGCGCTTCCAGAAGCTCAGGAGTCTCGCGGATGCTCTTTACAAGGTCATCCAGTTCCCCCTTGCCCCATTGTCTCGGATTGCTCGGCAATCCCTTGACTTGACCCTTGTTCTGCTCAAGGTCGGTCAGTCTGATTCTCTTGATTTCCATTCTCTTTTCTGATTTTGATATAAAGTCTGATTCTTGCTTCATTCTCCGGACGGATTACCTGCCTTCGCAATGCACGGAGAATTGTATCGTACTTCACGCGCGAACCTTGCGCGATCTCATACTTGCTGATTCCACAGCTCAGGATAAGGTCGGCCAATGAATCAAGCCTTGCCTGCTCGTTGACCATGTAATCCTTTTCGCTTATCTGTACCATTCTTCTGCGTGTTTTTCTGCCTTATTTCAACGGATGTGCCAATGCCTAACGGTTATCTCCTTCTCCATCAATCACACCCCTTCTCTGCCTTGATGCGAGCTTCTGGAGGTTCATCATTGCGATGTCATCCAGCTTCCATCCCATAACTTCACAGAGTCCTGACAACTGCCAGAGGATGTCTCCGGCTTCCTTCTGCAGCCCATCCTGCATATACGTCCATTATGCGAAGGACATCAGAGGATAGATGTCACCCTCCACGATGTCAATCTCGTTCCTTCTCTTCATCTTCGCCACCTTGCCGGCGAACTCACCGACCTCGGCCACAAGATTGTCGAACATGTACGAATAGTTCCTGCACGAATCCATGCAGGTGCTCATCGCTCTTTCTTGGTATTCATTCAAATCCATGTCTATCTCTTTTTAGTGATTATCCTTATCGGGAATCCGGCCTCATTCCATGCGAGAAGGGCTGCATCCCTCGTTTCTTGATTCGACCTCGTTCCCATTCGGATGAAGGCAGAAATCTCCTCATGCGTTATCTTTCCATCCTTCCCCTTCCATATCTTCTTCAATGGCAGCTGCTCCTTGACCTCAAGTCCGTAATGCCTCGCACATTCCACGATCTTACGCCCGACCTCATGGCATCTTCCCGCATCCTTTCCCTTCCTCGCTGCGGTCCTCACGCTTTCCCCTCGCTGGGTATGCCAGTTCGTTGAGATGAGCCAAGAAGCTTCAACTACGACCACGATCCGGCATCCCTTCTCTCGTTCTATCTCCTTCTGGAGCATAAGATAGTCAAGAAGTGCAGGAAATGGAAGGCTCGATATCTCCAACATGTGCGTTGCGACATCCAGCCTCGCCACTCCCGACTTGTCTGTGTCCGGATCAATTCCGATGATTAAATCTATCCTTGTTCTCATGCCTTGATATGCCTGTCATTCCAGATACTCTTTGTTACAATGCCCTTCCTTGATTAACCATTCGATAGTATCAACGCATTTGTCAAAATCATTCTGCTTGTCGGATTGCCATATCCAAGTGTGATCATACTTCATATAAATAATCTTACTCGGAAGGAGGGTCCTATAATAGTGCGTATTTGCAAAACTATCCAGGTGAATACTTTCTGGCATCAGCTCAATCAGCCTGTGCAGCGACCAAGCTGGGATGTCATTAGGATTGCAAAGCGGATCTATGGCAGTTGTAAAGTATATACCCATACCATTAGTCCTATGACACATATCCGCCGTCTCCTTCTTGAGGCCTAATGCCAAGAGGTGTTCTGACTGATTTTTATCAGTACAGATTTGAGATTTGAAATTGAAGTTAGTTTCCATCTTGAAGTCTTTTTAAAATATCATATATCTTTGCAACACGGTCATTTAGTATATCTTCTACATCACTAAGATTTAATAAAATAGCATCTTCTGCATCCGCTAATTGTGTCTTATGTTCCTTTGCGTTATATGGTATCTCAAGACCATACTGAGAAACTATCTTAATTTTATAATAAGATTCATTCTTAAGCGACCTTGTTACGCTTGTAACGGTGTACACTATTACATCACACTTTTCTGTAATATGATATACCTTATCACCGACTTTGAGTTCTCTAACTCTCTTCATCTTATCTTACTTTATAAACAACCGTTGGATCTATTGCCACACTATCCCTATAAGTTATCTCCAAGGTGGTCTTGCCTCGGTAGACATCAAGGGCGGTGGGTTCTCTTTCATAACATCCTATAGCTACAAATGCACCATAAAGAGTAGCACATATTATGGTACATGCAACAGGTACTTCCTTGTTATGCACTTCCTTTATGATTATAATGACAATTAGAAGAATTGCAAATACTATTGCTAAAATTGTATATCCATTCATTTCCTTTACTCCTTTTTTGTACTTCTCCACGAGGGCGTGGGCCATACTCTTGCAGTCTTTCCATATCTCGCCATCTGGATTCCAAGGCTTGAACGGCATGTCGGTCTGCCAAATGTTCCCACCCTCTACGAATAGTCCGTGGAAGTATATATCCTGCTTCACTCTCTTATAGCCCATCTGAATCAACCTATCCACTATGAATTGGTCAATCCTCTTTATGCATGCTCCTTTCATAATTCCCATTCTTTAATATCTATCCAGTTTGGATCGTTGAATGCTTCTCTAAGATTGGATTCGATACTGCCTGCCACTAATCCGGCAAGCAGTATCAGGACTATCAGCACTATCATACCTCAATCACTTCGCCATCCTTAAGCATGTACCACACTTCAGGCTTGATATTCACGCCATCAACCTCCAAGGCCCGAACTTCCTTGATGCGATAGTTATTACCCTTATCATCCCACACTCTTTCCGTGAGAATTATCCAACATCCGAGTGCTCCCATAGCCTTACATTCCACTCCTGCAGCAAGGGCGATTCCGGCCTTACCTGTGGCTGATGCTGCACCTCTGTAACCTGTGGCATG